CTCTTATTCTGTCGTGAATGGATTTATTCATGATTATGTCCTCCTATAATTAGTATAATATATATAGCGCCTTAAATTCAACAAAAATTAAATATTTGTGTAAAAATAGTTGACATAACGATGGAAACAATATATTATTATTTGTAGAAGATACGGAAACGGAAAGGAGGTGGATAAATGTGTCTTTTAATGCCGAGCTATTTAATACCCGATTAAATCAATCTGGTATAAAAAAGAAAGTATTGGCGAAAAAATTAGGAATTACTCCACAGGGTCTTAAACTTAAGTCGGACGGTATCAATGAATTCAAAGTCAGTGAGATATCTGTACTGTGCGATGAACTAAGATTGTCCAGCGACGATAGAGATCTCATTTTTTTTGCCAAAATGTAGAATTAAATTCTACAAATAAATATATAAAGAAGAAGAAATATAAACGTATCGGAAAGGAAGGAAAACACGATGAAACAAAAAGAATTTACTACCAGAATGTATGGCGAAGCGATTCGCGAACGTATGCAAGAACTTAATATGTCAAAAGCTGACCTAATTCGGACGGCGGAGATTTCAAGAGATACGTTAAATCGTGCCCTTGAAGGTAAATCAGTACAAATGGCAACGATTGTAGCTATTTGCCATGCGCTTGGAGTTGAAGATGGGCAGGACAATGATTATTGGGAAACCGATTACTACAATCCTAAATTAGATAGAAAATGAGGTAAAAGTGTAATGCAAAAGCGTGATATACAAGCTGTTATAAGCCTTTGTCTTTGGATGCTAATGCTTAGCCTTTCTGCGGCTGTTAGTGTTTTTATCATCATAGTGGCGGCAATTACCGCTTATCACTGGTAGGAAGGAGTTACTTATGATAACTAAAACAATTGCCGTGTGCCAGATGGCCACGGTATTGGGAAGAACTATGACCGCGATACGTGAATGCATCGCAAGGGATAAGTTCCCCTTTGCACAGTGCTGGCAAACGGAAGGCAAAAAGGGGCGCACCTTTTCAATTGATAGAGAAGGGTTCCGCTTTTACTTGGCCAACACGCTAGGCTGGCCAGAAGAGAAGATTAATGAAGCATTTAAGGAGGCGCACATCGTATGAACGGGATGCTTAAAGGAATCGGCCTACTGATGATAATCGGTACGGTAGGCAGTGTAGAACTTGACCGTATTGGCTTTGCACAAGCGCTGTTTCAAGTGTTAAGCGGGATCATGGCTTGGATGGTATCTGAGTACAGAATTGAGGTCAGACGATTGCGCCGTAAATTAATGCGTAGCCGTCAGGTACAGAGCTCTACGTATTATAGATTTTAAGGGCCTTACGTATGAGAAATCAGCGCTGTACGAGATGCAATAAGAGGCTAAAAGGCCCCTACCAGTATTGGAGCTTTACGACAGGCGCACCGCGCGCCGTATGTAAAAAATGTAAAGAAATACATCAACCCGTAAAACAGAGGAGACAGAAATATGACAGATCAAGAAATTCTGTACAATGCCTACAACGATAGCGGTGTACAGACCAATGAGGAAGTAATGGCTATGCTAGGGTGGTCGAATGACAAAGTACGTAACATCAAAGCAAAATTGAAGATACGAGGCTTCATTGATTACACCTTTGGCTCACCTGTTAAAATCCTTAAACCGTATCGGGAGGTTGTAGATACGCCTGAAACGTTTAAAGCACAAATATACCGCGAAATGCTTGAGGTCTATATGGAAGACTTTAGAACGCAAGATACGTTCAAGGATAGGCTTCTAGTAGGTCAAGAAATTCGCATGATTCTTAAATGTGTATAAGGAGAATAGTATGCCAAAAATAAACATTACAAAATCGGCAGTTCGTGACTTTGTCCGTAGTGAATATTTGAAAAGGTATGAGCCTTTGAAAAACGCACGAACAGAAGCTTTGCGAAACGCCGTAGAAGCAAGCTCTCTATTTGTAAAATTTAAAGATTTATTATCTTCTGCAGAATCGGTTGCAAACGCGCTAGAAAAAGCAGGTTACGGCTCGACATTCAAACAAAGTCTTGTCTCTTGTGATGTGATGTTAAACCGTATGGTAAGCAATTTGTGGACGGCGCGAATTGATAGCCCAAAAGATGAGATTAAATTACTCTATACAATTGCAAAACCGTATGATGAAAAACTTGAAAAGTTAGAGAACGCTTATCAATCTGCGCGTCGTGTTATCGATGCCGCACCTGGAGGTAAAGCAGCTGCCGATATTTTAAAATCATCAGGACTTGACTTTTATGAGTGGCAAAATACTGACAAAGGATCAACATTAGATTTAAGTGCGCTGAAGGGCGGTGATTAAATTGCGAGATTGTACGACGTGCCCAAATAAAGATTACTGCATTCCTGATGAATGCTTAGGCACAAAAAAAATGCCCTCACGCACGGCAATGCGTAAAGGGCACATAGAAAAATATCCATTTAAAGTATATCACATCGTTAAACCGAAAGGAAATAAAACAATGATCGAGTTAAAAATTACCGTAGATAAAGCCGTTGAATTAGAACAAGAAGTGAAAGACCTTTACCAATCCATCGTAGGCGCTCCTGTTAAAGACGTAGAGCCAGCGAACTGGACAACTAATGATGTTAAACCAGTTAATGCGGAACCTGCTAAGAAGGAAACTCCTAAAGTAGAAGAACCTGCTAAAGTAGAAACTCCTAAAACTGAGAAACCTAAAGCGGAAGAACCTAAAGTGGAAGTTCCTAGCCTCGAGGCAACTCGTGAAGCAGTGAAAGATGTAATGGCAAAAGCCGCTGATAAAACGAAAGCAAAAGGCGAATTCAAGGCCTTCTTAGATAGCATCGGAGCTGAAAAGGTAACATCCGCTACGGATGCGCAACGCATCCAAATCATGGAATGGGTGGCTAGTCGTGGCTAAGAAACACGCCCTACTAGGTGCATCAAGTAGCGCTAGGTGGCTCGTATGTACGCCATCGGCAAGATTAGAAGCGATGTTCCCTGATGAACAATCGCCCTATGCTGCGGAAGGTACGATAGCACACGACCTGGCAGAATCAATTCTGCGCCATAAGCTGGAGGGCAAAAAGGCGCCTAAGCTTGATGACTACTCTACTGAAATGATAGAAGCCGTTAACCGATATGTTGACATCTGCGAAGAAAAGGTGAACGAGTCTCGCGCCCGTTCATCTGATGCGGAAGCCATGATTGAAGCACGGCTCGACTTCTCTAGGTGGGTACCTGATGGCTTTGGTACAGGCGATATGGTAATCGTAGCGGACGGCATCCTGGAAGTGATTGACCTGAAGTACGGCAAGGGCGTTCCAGTGAGTGCCATTGAAAACACACAAATGAGGCTCTACGCGTTGGGTGCTTACGACATAAACGAGTTCCTGTATGACATTAAATCGGTCCGTATGACCATCGTTCAGCCTAGACTGGACAGCATATCTACCGATGAAATGGCCCTTGAGGAACTGCTTGATTGGGGTGAAGAAATCAAACCAATCGCACAACGTGCCTTTCGTGGTGAGGGCGAATGTACGCCTTGTGATTACTGTAACTTCTGTAAAGCTCGGCACACCTGCCGGGCATTAGCTGATACTTGCCTTACTGCTTTTTATAAGGATGGGGGCAAGCTCAATCAATTACTCACGGACAGCGAAGTATCGGATATCCTGGCGATGAAGGATTTAATCACAAAATGGATTAAAGGTGTTTACGATTTCGCGTACGAAAAAGCACTCGCAGGCGAGAAACAATGGCCGGGCTTCAAATTAGTAGAAGGTACATCAAGACGTACAATTACGGATCCGGACGCTGCAGCTCAAACATTACTCGATAATGGCTACAAGGAAAAGGACATCTTCAAGCCTCGAGAACTTGAAGGCATCACGAATCTGCAAAAGGTTCTTGGTAAAAAGGGTGTTGCTAAATACTTAGAAGCCTACATCGATAAGCCGGAAGGCAAGCCTACACTTGTACCGGACAGCGATAAACGCCCAGCAATTAATACAGTTGAAACAATGATGAATGAATTTGATGATGAGGTATAAACATGAATAAAACAGTAACAGCGGTACTCGCGATTTCCGCGCTGGCTGTCAATGTAGCCGGCGCAACTAGCAACAATACGGTAGGTGGTACCGATAACACCATTTCCGCAACATCTACAAGCTCCGCGGTATGGGGCTTCCAAAACAACATCGACGCAAATAACGCGATGGCGTTTGGCACTAACAATTCTGTAACTGGCGAAAATGGGTTCGCAGGTGGTAATAATGCAACTGCAGCAGGTCGCAACAGTTTTGCATTCGGCAGTCACGCCGAAAGCTTGGTGGAATACACCATAGCGATTGGTAACCAAGCAAGAACGGCGTCCTATGATAGTGTAGCCATCGGCAATGGCGCGTTCGTATCTGGTGAATCTAGTGTGGCCTTTGGCCGTTCCAATAATGTGACTGGTGAAAACTCCGTGGCAATCGGTGCTAACAATGGCACCGTAGCAGGTGGCCAGTCCGCCGTAGTAGGTTACAACAATAAAATCGGGACGCAAAAAGAACAGCTTGTATTCGGATCTAACTCCGAAACAACTGGCCAAGGTGCTCTCGTCTTTGGCACACACGCCAAAGCATTAGCTACTGATGCACTCGCATTCGGAAACAATACAATCGCGGATAAGGCAAATAGTGTTGCACTAGGAACGAATAGTGTAACAGATGATGCAGTTAATCAACTACAAGCGAAGGTAAATAAAACAACATATGTATTTGCTGGTACAGATGCAACATCAGTAGTAAGCGTTGGTAGTAAAGACCGTGCAGGATATGGTGGTGTAAAACATTATGTTCGACAAATTCAGAACGTTGCTGCAGGCCGTATAGATGCATCTTCAACTGATGCGGTAAATGGATCACAGCTACATGCTGCATATGATGCCATTAATACAATGAGTGAAGATATGGATGCACACAATCGTATCTTAGCAAATCATGAGCAACGAATTGATGTACTAGAGCATCAAACACATAATGCTTTAACAAATTTAAAATCAGACATTAGCCGATTAGATGGCCGAGTAAATAAAGTAGGTGCAGGTGCGGCTGCATTAGCTGGCCTACATCCTATGGAATTCAACAAAGATGATAAATTCAGCGCATCTATTGCATATGGCCATTACCACAATGCCAATGCAGTAGCATTAGGTTTGTATTACAGACCTAATGAAAAAGTACTACTAGGCATTGCAGGTACATTCGGAAGTGAAAACATGTACAGTGTCAGCGCATCTTTCAAATTTGGTAAAGGTAGCGATTACGTAGCTGAAGCGAAGGATGCGCAAAGCCGTATCTCTAAACTAGAAGCATTAGTAGCGAAGCTAATGGCAGAGATTGAAAAATGACATCTGTACGGGCTATCGCAAAAGAGCTCCATGAACGGGGGCATTACCTCGACGAGCTTTACCAAATTACTATTGCCTATGCCACTAGCTTACACGTTCGCTATTGCGCAGTAGATGCTAAGTGTGAGGCGATAGAAGACTATTATAAAACTGAATTAGACCTTTCGAAATATTCTTGGGAAGAAGACGATGAGTGGATTCAACTAGATGACGAAAGGTCTGATATCGAAGACGAATTAGATAATTTATTTAACACGGTAATAGGGTTCGAACATAATTGTAACCCATTTAAGAAATAAGGAGACAGTAACATGGCTAAATTAACAACTGGTGTAGTAAGACTTTCTTATGCAAATATCGCACAACCTCGTAAAAACGATGACGGTAAAGCAAAGTACAGCTCTCAAATCATAATCGATAAAACAGATAAGAAGACAATCAAAGCTTTTGAAAAAGCAATCGAAGAACTTAAGGCGGATCCAAAAGCAGTAGCTAAGGTAGAAGGTAAAGCAGCCTACCTCAAATTGAACTTACGCGACGGCGATACTGATGAAGCAGTAGTTGACCAACCTGAAACATATGCTGGCAAATACTTCATTAACGCTAACAGCGATAAGCAACCTATCGTATTTACTCGTGACAAAATCAAAATGGATGACTTCGACATCGAAGAAGAAATCTACTCCGGTGTATACGCACAAGTTGCGCTTTCCGTTTTTGCCTATAACTTCAACGGTAAGAAGGGTGTAGGCTTTGGCCTAAACGGCATCCGTAAAGTTAAAGATGGTGAACGCCTTGGTGGTGTACATGTATCTGCTAATGACTTTGGCGATGATGATTTAGGCGACCTAGACGATGACGACGATTTAATCTAAGGAGGCAATTATGGAGCTCAGTATTGATGTGGAAACCTATTGCGCCTGCCCTATTAAATATGGGGCACAGCGATACGTTGATGATACAACATTTGAAATACTGCTCTTTGCCTATAGCTTTGATAACGAACCCGTCGAAGTAATTGATATGACAAAGAATCCACTGCCCGAAAGGGTGGTGGACGCTTTGTATAATAAGGAAATTACAAAGACCGCGTTCAATGCAGCATTTGAAATGCTATGCCTAAAAAAGTACTTCCCTGATGCGGACTACACGAACTGGGAATGTACCTCTGTGCTAGCGTTATACTGCAGTTTACCGGCGAGCCTCGATAATGTGTCCAAGGCTTTACGATTAGGAGAAGCCAAGGATTCAAGGGGTAAACGCCTAATTCAATTCTTCTCCGTTCCTCGTAAGCCTACGAAGACAAATCCTAAGACACGGAATATGCCTGAGGATGCGCCAGACAAATGGGCGGAATTTATTGAATACAACCGGCAGGACGTAGTGGTTGAAAAGGCCATTCGTAAACGCTTGCTTTCATTGAAACCGCCGGACATTGAACATGAGTATTGGCTACTTGATCAAGACATCAACTGGAGAGGCGTAAAGGTAGATATGGACCTCGTCGATGCTGCCCTTCAATGTAACGATGAAATCGTAGAAAAGGCCACCGCATCATCGGCACGACTAACAGGGCTAGATAACCCCAATAGTACGTTGCAACTTAGGGATTGGTTATCAAGTCGCCTTGGCTATGAAATTGAAACCATGCGAAAAGATGATGTATCAAATCTACTATCACAGGATATTCCTTCCGATGTGCGTACTGTGCTGAAGAACCGGCAAGTCCTGGGCAACTCTTCAATTAAAAAATACTTGGCCATGAAAAATGCAGTATGCTCCGATGGGCGTATCCATGGCATGCTTCAGTTTTACGGAGCCATGAGAAGTGGGCGATGGGCGGGGCGTGTAGTACAGCTACAGAACCTCCCGCGTAACTACCTAGAAGATTTAGATACAGCTCGGGACGTTCTTAAAAGTAGAGATGTAGAATTGCTAGACCTACTCTATGGAAATCCTGGTGATGTAATTAAGCAGCTCATTCGCACTGCTTTAGTGGCGGAAGATGGGTACCGCTTTATTGTAGCTGACTTTAGTGCTATTGAAGCCCGCGTTATTGCCTGGCTCGCTCACGAGCAGTGGAGGCAGGATGTATTTGCGCAAGGTGGCGACATCTACTGCGCATCGGCATCTAGCATGTTCCATGTACCAGTTGAGAAGCATGGTGTAAATGGCCACCTTCGTCAAAAAGGGAAGGTAGCGGAACTAGCACTCGGCTATGGTGGCGGTGTGGGCGCCATGAAATCGATGGACTCAAAAGGGGAAATTCCAGAATCAGAACTTCCCGGTATCATCGAAGCTTGGCGACGAGCAAGTCCACGCATTACGAGATTTTGGAAAGATGCGGATACTGCAGCCAAGAAAGTCGTAAAGACTGGCGAACCTGTACGAATTAGACAAGGTAATATTAAATTCTTTAAATCGAAAGGGTTTATGTTTATCGAGTTACCCTCCGGACGTAGGCTTGCTTACGCGAGACCTAGAATAGGGCTCAATCGGTTTGGTAGTGAATCGATTGAGTATGACGGCATGGATCAGGTTAAAAATACATGGGGCAGAGTTGAAACCTACGGCGGAAAGCTCGTCGAAAACATTGTACAAGCCGTTGCAAGGGATTGCTTGGCGGCATCAATGCTAAGACTGGCAAAAGCAGGGTACAAAATTGTAGCCCACATCCACGATGAAGTGGTTATCGAAGCACCTATAGGTGAAGGCAGTTTAGATGAAGTAATAGATATTATGTGTAAACCTGAGCCCTGGAATGAGGGCCTCATATTAAACGCAGCGGGGTTTGAAAACCCGTATTATATGAAAGACTAGGAGGAAGTCATTATGATTAACAAAGAACAAATTAAACAACAACGCGAAGCCATTGATAGCTTATACGAATTAGTAAAAAACGCACCTGCTAGCGAACGTAAAGACTCCGCTATGGCGTACTGCGAAGGTTGTATTGCTGCTTGTGATTTGGGTCTTAAAGTACTCAATGGTAAAAAAGCAGAGCCCGCAAAGACTGAAGAAACACCAACAGTAGATGACGCTCCTAAAGTAGAAGAACAAGAAAAGCCAAAACGCAAACGTACTTCTAAGAAGAAAGCACCTGTTGAAGAAACACTACCGATTGAGGAAACTCCAGTAGTTGAAGAAGAAGACGATTTAGACGATTTATTATAAGAAAGGGATTAGCGCCTTATGAAGGTATTATTTAGTTTGTCAGTTAAAAAGCTGTATGACCTAGTACGGCGCAAGCAAGTGAACTCTTGGTCACCTGCTGTACATTACCACGTAGATTGCGGGCAATCATTTGCCTGCTTGTGGCCCTCCGTATCTTCGGGGATGGGTAAAATCGTAGACCCATATATGTCAAATGAGTTTTATTGCCCGCAATGCGGCGAACTCATTCACACAAACGATGATTGTGTTGCTGAGGTTTCGAGTAATGACAATATTCCGCTTGATATCGAACTTTCAATCATCGATAGAGGATCAATATTAGACGTTAAATTCGACTACCACACCGTATACGTTGATAACGATATGCAGTCGATTTACCCGGGATACAAGCCTCATCTTATCGACATATTGCGTTTTGATTTTAAACAAGGAAAGGTATTCCTGGTTCAAAAGAAGCGTACTCGTGCCGATATAGTATCTGAAATCGAACCTAACATATCATGCTTTTACTCAAAATCGCTACCCTTGCGCTGGCTTGTAGCGACTCCAAATTGTCGATTAGCAGAGCATAAAAACGAGCTAAAGACTTTTGCTAAAGTGCTAAAGGATGCCTACTTTACTAAGTTATCTAAAAAAGTAGGCTACAAAGTTAAGTCTATTAGGCAGGGTGTTTTATTATCGGCCAAATATGGGGCGCTTGATAATTTGCTCCATAACCTAATTTGGAAAATGCAGGCGCCAGATGCACCAGCTCTTAACGATGTATTAGTTAAAGACTATGACACCTATTTTAGGCCTTTCGGATCCGATAAGGTGTGTACTTCAAGTATTACTGAGTTAACAAGCACCGGTACACCATTTATTAAAGCTCTAATACAGCTTTATGAACTGCCGGATAAGCGCTGGGTTCGAAGATTGCTGTCAATACGCCCTTTCTTTTATGTGAAAGTCATTAAGACGGCCAGCAAGATATTCAAAAGTATGGATTATCAAAAGTCCTTTACAGACCTCGTAGCTGAAGAAGGTGGAGGCACAGGATATATTCAATCGTGGCCAATATGGAATAGCGAACAAGCCTTGCTTATGTTTACAAAGTTCCTATCCATCATGAGGCACCAATACAGTGAGCGGCGTACTCTACTGTTTATTAAAAATGCCGATTCCTATTCTGAAATTAAAGATACATCCGATATGTATCTTAGATTATCAAGAAGCAAGAAAAAGGAAGTTTGGGCTAGACGAATTCAGATTAAAGACCTGCACGACGAGATTGTGTGTTTATCTAAATTTGAAGACGCCGAAAACTTACCGGTGCAGCAGAGCCTACGGCATAAGAAATTAGCAGATTCAGTTGAAGGACTAACTTTCAACGTGATCAAATCAACGCACGGCATCATCCGATTAGGCGTGCAATTGAATAATTGCGTCGGGACCTATGTCGATAAGGTAAAAGCTGGAACGTGTGCTATCGTAGGCGTTTATAAAAGTGACAAGCCTGTAGCCTGTATTGAAGTTAATCCTAGCAAGGATACAGATAACTTCATTGAAATACACCAGGCAAAGTTAAAAAATAACAGATGTGTTAGCGATAACCACGATGTCAATTATGCTGTATGCCAATGGGTTAAAAAGCATAAATTACAAGTACCCCAATTTATAAGAGACATCCAATTTGCGAAGGGAGGAGCGATGTAATATGGATACACAAATCATCATAGCTACGGGCAGAAATCGCTCCGCCCGTAGCTGGAAGTCTAAAAAAATGACTTGGAGTGCCTTGGCCAAGAAATTGGCCGAACCAACTGTAACCAATGAAACGGCTGCTGAATACATCAAAATGCCTAAGGACGAAAAAGGCAGGCGGAAAGATGTAGGCGGTTTCGTAGGTGGTTATATCCCCAAAAATGGTAGACGGGTTAGAGGTGCCGTTAAGGAGCGATATTTGATTACCCTTGATGCGGATTCACCTAGCGAGGATTTTATTTCAAACCTTGATTTGGAACTAGGCGATATGGAATACGTGCTATACAGTACGCACAGCCATACCCCTGATAATCCTCGATACCGCATCATCATTCCGACCGATAGAGTGATGACCCCTGATGAGTACCAGGCTGTATCAAGACGCATTGCTGATGATATTGGTATTGAATCTTTCGATTCCTCAACGCACCAGGCTGAACGTCTGATGTATTGGCCAAGTTGCCCTAAAGATGTTGCGTATGTATACCAACATAATGAGGGGAATCTTATTTCAGTCGATACGTATTTGAGTACCTACAGAGACTGGCGTGATACGAGCCTTTGGCCAACATCAAGTAAAGAATCTCAAATCAGACTTGATGCGGCGAAAAAGCAAGGTAACCCATTAGAGAAAAAAGGATTACTGGGCGCCTTTTGTAGGAGCTATAGTATCACAGAAGCGATACATAAGTTTCTACCAAATGTCTATGCACCAACGCAGCACGAGGACCGATACACGTATACCGAAGGCAGCTCAGTAGCAGGTCTTGTCATTTACGATAATGACACATTTGCTTACTCGAACCATGCCACTGACCCTATCAGCGGTAAGCTCGTCAATGCCTTTGACCTAGTACGAATTCACTTATTTGGTGCCGAAGATGCCGACGCGGATCCGCGCGCCAAAGTAACGGATTTACCGAGCTATAAGGCAATGCTTGACTTTGTCAACAAAGACGGCGCAGCTCCTATCTTGCTCGATAAGGAACGTATGGCGGATATGGAGTTTGAGGATATCACGGACGAGGAGGAAGACTTCCGCGAAAAGCTCAAACGTGACCGCCGTGGTACACCAGAGTCTGACGTATTCAACTGCTTAATTGTTCTTAAATACGACCCGGCGTTAAAAGGTAAAATTCGTCTTGACGAATTTGCGCATAGATTAGTTGTAACTGACGACCTACCGTGGCGCGGTAAGGATGAAACCCCTTACTGGACTGATACAGACGATGCGTGTTTACGCAATTACTTCGCTACGAAATACCTAATAAAGGGTAAAGGCATTATCGATGATGCTCTCCAGGAAGTCACGCAAGCTAACAAATTCCATCCTGTGCGAGAGTACCTAACAGAGCTAACCTGGGACGGTGAATGTAGAGTTGATACCCTCTTCATCGACTACATCGGTGCTGAAGATACCGATTATATCAGAGCCGTTACGCGTAAATGGATGTGCGGCGCGGTAGCACGTGTTATGGCGCCTGGTATCAAGTTCGATACGGCTATCGTATTATACGGTGCGCAGGGCTTAGGTAAATCCTTAATCTTAGAACGCTTAGGCCGTAAATGGTTTAATAATTCGTTGGTTGATATCAAGACCAAAGATGCCCTTGAACAAATCCAGGGTTCTTGGATTAATGAGCTCGCAGAGCTTGCACCTACCTATAAGAATGATAATGAAATTGTAAAGGCCTTTATCAGCCGTACCTCTGACCGGTTCAGATCACCCTATGGCAGGCGCACCGAAGAGTACCCCCGCCAGTGTGTATTTGCTGGTTCCACGAATAATTTGATGTTCCTTAAGGACCGTACAGGTAATCGCCGATTCTGGCCAATCACAGGCGACAAAGATCGTAAGACGAAAAACGCCTGGGACATAACGCAAGATGACATCGACCAATTATGGGCGGAGGCTTACTATTACTGGTCTAACGGTGAATCCTTAGTACTCGAGGGAGACCTTGAGGAAGAAGCCTTAAGAATCCAATTATCACACACAGAAGGTGGTGAACTCGTAGGACTCATTGAAGAATACCTTGAGATGTTATTACCTGAAGATTGGGAGTCGCTAGATATCTTTGATAGACGCGATTATATCAGGAACTATGGCGATGACGATCATTGTGGTTCAGTGCAGCGGGAGCGGGTGTGTGCCCTTGAGATATGGTGTGAAGTGATGGAGGGGGACAGGAAGAACCTGCAGAACGCAAAGGCTAGGGAGATTACAGACATACTTCAAGCAATGCGAGGATGGAACCCTTATACAAAGGGAACTGGCAAAGCACGTTTTGGCA